GTTGTCGATGACACGTCCGAGTCGCCTAGGTAAACCGTGCCGTTGCCGGCAATGTGAACATACACGTTTTGGGCAAATACGTTGCTGGCCACGATTTTTGTGGGCGTGGTTGTGATGGTGTAGGTGCTCGATTTCATTGGTCGGGTTTCCCGTCTCCGTCTAGGTCTTTTTTGCCGCCGCTGGAAATCATTACGCCGGACAAAGTGCCGGATAGGAAAAGAACTATTGGACTTATCAAATTCAGCAGTTCCTTGTCCGTTTCAGGCATGGTCGGGCCCTGCGGGATGAACAAAAGATTTATGAACACGGCCACCATGGTGAGCACCAGGGTGCCGGCGAGGGTGATGCCGACCCAAAAGCGCAGGCGGGCGTTGAGCTGCTCGGGGCTGTAGGGCGGCCGGTTGGGTTTGAGATTGTCTAACACGTCGCGGCCTCCTGTTGGCCTTGGTCGGGTGTCATTACTGGGCTGGTCAGTGCACGGTTTTTGGTTCGGATCGTTGTGGTTGTTGGGCACTCGATCCAGGTTTTGTTGTTGCAGCTGCTAGCCAGCACGGTGAGTAGCGCCGCCACGATGGCGACGCGGGTTTTCATTCTTCTGTTGCCTCCTGGGGCTCTCCTGGTGTCCAGCCGGACTCGATCAGCGCGGCGTATTCTTCTTCGGTCATTTCGCGGTGGATGGTTTCCCCGGTTGTGCCGTCAGTGATTGCGATGATTGGATTTGTCATGCGATCCTCAGTCCATAGACGCGCAGTGTTCCTGTGAGTGTGCCGCTAGCTGGATAAACAGTTATTCCGTCATAAGCGGTCGTATTGTACAGAAACCCGCTAAATGTGTAGGTGTCGATTGTTCCGCCGCTTTGAATGTTTGTGGAGGTTCCACGCGCCAATGTGTATTTGGCCAATTGCGGGTTATAGAGCCATGCCTCAAAAGAAGTTTGCTGATTGGAAGAGTTACCCGCCTGAATCACCGTGCCCGTGTTGCTTCCGCTTATTGAGGGGCTTGCCAAACCGACATAACTTTGCAGTTGAACATACCGATACCCAGTGCTTGCGTCAGTGCCACTAGCCCGAAAACGAATATTCATAACAACGTCATTGGCGCTGGTTAAGCCGTTCCACGTGACAAAATAGTTTTCATACGTCGCTGTAAAACACGAATTGACAGACAACGTTGCGGCAGCGCTTGCTGTGCCGGCGGTGATATACACTAGGCCGCCGTTGGTGAGGTAGGTGTTGGTGTCGGATGCGGTAAGTACTGCGCCACTGGTAAACGTTTTCACTGCCATTTATGGGTACCCCAGTCTGTTTGTGTCAAGTATGCCGAACTGATTGCTATCGAGCGTGAACGGTGTGCCCAGGTTTGGCGACAACGTAAGCGCCAGGCGGGCAACGTCAGGCGTGAACGACACCGCGATCCGTTGAATTTGAGCGTTGTAGGTTGCGCCTCGGAACGTGATCGAGGCACCGGCAGCAATGTATCCAGCGCCGCCGGTCGCCGTTTGCAGCTGTGCAACGCCAAGCCAGGTGTCGTCGGCGTTGGTGTCGGTGGTCAGGGTGAACGGCACCGCTGTGGTCAGGCCGTTGAAAAGGTTGTAGAGCAGTCCGGCAAGGCTGGCGGCGTCGGCTGTCGTATTGTTTGTCGTGTAGTAATCGAGGCTGTTAAACGGTGCGGTACCTGTTTGGCTTTGCGTGGCCAAACCGTCCGGGTACACGTTGATTTGGTTAAACACGTTTTCGGCGGACGAAAAAAACTCTAAGCCGGTGTAACGGATTGCGCCCGTGTCGCTGAATGTCGCTGATGTGGTCGTTGGTGGGCCGACGATCATTCCGACTTGGCCAGCAAAAATGCCGTCGCGCTGGTTGTCTCGATCGTCAATAAAGTATTGGGCTGTGCGCGCAATCTTGTTGACAAGATCTAGCGCATTTTGGCCTGGCAATGTAATTGTGCTTGAGGTCAGATTGCTGCCAACATTCGGCACCAATACGACGCCAGCCAATGTGCATATTAGGCCCATTTGTGACGTGCACTCGGCCGCCGCAATCGTGTTACCACTCGGCACTGACGCCTCAAATGTGTAGGCCGCCGTTAACCCTGTGCCGCCTGTAGCCGAAATGATGATGCGGTCACCTGGGGCTAATCCTGTGCCAGCGTCGTACGGTATGTCGTAGCTCCGCCGTATGTCGGTGATTTTGCCGCAAAAGTAAGCGCGGGCTGTGTCGGTGTTTGTGACCCGCACGTCGATGTATTGGCCGATGGCTAACGGTGTCGCATAAGTCGCTGCCGGTATGAGCTCGATCGTGCAGCTGGATGCCTGGAAATTGTCTTGGAAGTAGGTGCGGCCCCGAACGATCTGCACCGATTGGACGCCGGTAAGGGTTGTGTACGTCCCATTTTGGGTCGTGGCGTAGTTGACGGTGGGGGCTGTGTATGGCATTAGGCGGCTGTGGTTCGGATCGGCACGGAGCCGTTGACTTGCATGTAGCGGCGCAGGGCCGCGACGACGGCGTTGGGGTCGCCCCCGTTGACGTTGATTGTGATGTTGTTGCCGGTGCCTCCCATGCGGTCGAGGGGGACGACGGCTTCGGGGCCAGCTTCGCCAATAAGTGCGAGTGTTGGGCCGGTCACAATGCCGCCGTCGGCTAGGGCGGGAATGCGGGGAATGTCGGGCGGGTTGATTGTGATTGGGCCGACTTTGAATTCGAGAAGGTCGTTTAGTTTGTCGATTGCGTTGGTGTTGATGAAACCGATGATCGAGTTGGCAAACGCTTTGCCAATTTCGAGGCCCCTATTTGCCAGGCTCTTGAACGCTTCAACCATTGTGTCGATGATGCCTTTAGTAAACTGGCCTGCAAACAGGACAAGCCCTTTGAGCAGATCGGGTCCAATGTCAAACAACCATTTGAGCAACGCGATTTGCAACTTGGCGGTGGCTTCGATGAGTTTTGGGACGCCTTTGGTCAAAATCCATTGGATCATGTCGCCTAGAAAACGGCCAAGATTTTGTAGGGCCTCGGGGCCTGATTCTTTGATCCAGGCGGTAAATGCGTCTTTCAATTGAACGAGTTTGTCGCGCAGTAAGGGCAGTCCAGTGTCAATAATCCATGCGCCAAGTTTTTGCAGCACTTCGCCGATTGCTTCAAGGACTTTTGGCGCGGCTTCCTTGATGTTTTCGCCGATGAGCCGAAGGACGCCGCCCAAACCTTCTTTGTCGAATACGGCCGATACTTTTTCAAACGCCGGGATCAATGTTGTCGTGGCAAAACCGACAACTTTTTCTAGAATCGGCAGCAGGGCTGTACCAAGTGTTTCGGAGGCTTCGCCAAACGCCACTTGAAGCCGTTCAACGCGGCCAACGGCAGTGTCGGCTAAGGCCGCCTGGGTGCCACCGAACGCGTCATTGAGCGCGTTAGCGGCCGCCGTGAAATCTTTAGATTTGGTGATTGACTCGTCGAGGGGGACGCCAAGTTTTCTCAGGGCTGTGAATTGACCGTTGTAGGCTTTGCCGAGAGCTAGCGAAACTTGGTCTAGGTCATTGCCAGTGCCTGCGGCGATATCCATTGCCAGCGTGAGCTGCGACATGGCCGTGTCGGAGTCGCCGGTGGCGCGGGCCAAGATTTCCATAGCGCTGCGCAACTTGGTGTCGGCAACGCCGCTGGCGAGCGTCATTGCCGATATTTGGTCCTCGATTGCGTCAACGTTGGCGTCGGTTGCGCCAGTCGTGTTCTTCAGCGATGTGCGGAGTTTGGCTTGTTCTTTAGCGTCCTCAGCGGCGGCCTTGACGCTTGCTCCTAGCCCTGCGGCCAGTGCGCCAGTTGCAATCGTTGCGCCTTTGGCGATTGCTTTGAATGCGCGGCCAGCGCGGTCGCGGAGACCTTCTAACGCTTTCTCGGCTTCTTGGACGCCTTTAGGTTGGAAGTCTGTGACGATGGGGACTGTTATTGCCATTACTTCAAGTCCTTTTCGACTCGGTCCATGACGTCACGGATCAACGCTTCCATTTCGCGTTGGACTCGGTCCTGATTGCGTTCAGCGGCTGGCCACAGAAACCGTGACGGCTGGCCAAATCGGTTCAGAGACGTGCCAAGGCGGTTGGGTCGTTTTTTGCCTGCCACTTCAATAATTGCGGCCGCCGGGTCTTTTTGTTGAATTTTGACAGCGCTTCCAGCTTTGCGGCTAGTGTCAACTTTGAACCGTAGCCCTCGACGGGCCGCGCTGGAACTGTAGGGGAATTTGGGTGTTCCGTTTTGTGACCAGGCGCGGGCCATGCCGGACAGCAATGTTTCGCTGTAAGAGTTTTTGGCGTCGGTGATGATTGGGGCCGCAACCAGTTTGGCGTCTTTGGTGAATTGTTTCCGCAGCTCCGGGTCGATCTGTCGAAGGGATTTGATGGCCTCTTTTGCGCCTCGGATTTCACCGGCGAAATGCGCGGGCATTGTTGGCCTCCTTCCGTTGATCGTTCAAAATTTTTATGACTGTTGTGAGGTCGCGGGCCTCAAACGGTATTTCGTTTGGCCAGAAGCCTGTTTCGGCTAGCAGTTGGGCTAGGCCGAAACTCCAGCTTCCGGCGGGGTAGGGTTTTGCGGTTCTTCATTAGCAACGTCTAACTCAACAATTTTTTTGACAAAATCGTCGTAGATCAGCGGCACTGTGACCCCGGATGTTTTGGATGCTGACCAGGCAAGAAACGCTAAGTCGTCGTAGCCGATTCCTCGGGCTAGGTCTGATGCCTGGCGTTTCATTTTGCGTTCCCATTCGATGACGTTGGCAAATGTCGTGGTGACTTCGTATTTGCTGTCCGTTGTGGTGACGTTAAGGGTCAATTTCATGGTGTTTCTCCTTGCACGGTTGGAGGGTTAAATCACGGGCTGGTGATGTCGCGGGCCCAGGTGCCGCCAGTGAACGTGACGTCCTGGGTGCTGAGTTCGCCGACTGTCGAGTTGACAGGGGTGAAACTGGCGAGCATGCAGCCAGTGATTGTGTACTCCGGATTACTTGCCGACTCTGTGGTGCCACTAGGCGAAATGACCAGGGTCGCGGTGCCGACGTTGACGGCATCGTAGAGGGCGGCCTCAACTTCGCTTGAGCCGTAGCTGTTAAACAGCGTCAGCGTGACTTCGACGTTTTGCAGGCCTTTGGTGAACTTGTGAGCGGTGTCGCCAAATGCGGTCACTTCAAGCGCGTCATATGCGGCTGTGATCGTGCAGGCAGTACACTGGTCGCTCAGGTCGTAAGTGGTCATGCCGACGGTCAGGTTGACAGTCGCGTTGGACAGGAATGTGGTTGTTGCCATTGTTAGTTTCTCCTTGCCGCGATTGCGACCGTTAAGGAATATGCGGGTATTTGTTGATCGCCGACTGTCACGGCTATTGGTCTGCCGTCGGTAACGGCGAGAGTGGTTGACGCCATGATGGTGTCGGCGGTTGTGATGAGGTAATCCTCGGCGTCTTGGTTGCCTGGCGGGGCCGCCAAGATCAGCAGTTCAAACCGTATGTCGCCGACGTTGTAGGTGAAGCTGTCAAACGTGGGCGGGTTGACCATGACGGTCATGGGTCGAGCGTTGCGCGGATCGGTGACGACGGCGACGCCAAGCGCGGTCAGCGCGTTGACGATCGCTGTGCGGGATTCGGCGAAAATGCCTGTCGCGGCCATTTAGGCCACCTGGCTTCGGCGGATGCCGAGCAGACGCATGATTTGGCCCATCGAGCCGGTCGGGGTTGGTGAACCGAGCTCTTGGAATGATGCGAACGAGTCGACCGAGCCGCGTTCACGGTACAGGGCCGCCGCGTACATAATTGTGCCGAGTTTGACGGCGCTACTTGGCACGGAAGAGAGGGACTCGCCTTGATAGCCAGCCATCTTCCGCGCCTTGTAGGCCCAAGCGTTAGCGGCCTCCGTGCAGACCGTAACGAAGGCTGTGTCGTTAGCGGTAGCCACGGAAATACCTAGCCACGACAGAACGTCTGCGGCAATGATCCAGGTGCACGTTTCTGTCCAGGTAATCGTGCCGGCCATTGCGTCGCGGGCGACGTCGCTGCCGGCGTTGGCGACAAGCAACTGGTTCAGGATGATGATTTCGTCATCAAACGTAAAGTCGCCTTCGTCGTCCAAGCCGATGAAATACCTGGTCGGTACGTCAAGCACGGTGAATGTGCCGTTGAACCCTGTGGTTCCGGCGACGACGATTGTTTGGCCGATGCCGATTTCTGTTGTTTCTAGGGTCTGCACCACGGCGTAGCCATCGACACGTTGCGTGTGCGTGACGGTGAAAACGGGCATGGTGCAGAGCTCCTAGGTGCAGCAGTCAGCGGATCAGGTGAACTTGACGAACTTCGACGCGTCAATCATCAGCGTGGCGAAGTAGCCACGGAACGCGATCGTGCGCGAAAGCGTCGACGGCGAGTCCAGGCTGATGGCGCCCTTTTGCTGTTCGAAGATTTCGTAGCCCGAGGCGTCACCAATGATGAGTGCGCCGTTCGCGAAGTTGCGGTCGACGACGACGCGGAGGCCGAAGGCGGTGGCGTCTGCCGAGGCCGCCGACATTTGGCCAAACGCGTTCATTGGGCCGATCTGGGGGAACAGCGGGCGGTCTGCCGTGTCGGAGAGCTTGCCGAGAAGCTCGTAGACGTCGGGTGCGATGAACATGTGCGTTGGCAGGTTGCCGTTTGATCCCGAAAGGATGGTCTTGGCTGCGTAGTACGCGGCAGCGACCCAGGCGGCGGGGTCTGCGGTGGTGCCGAAGTCGGCGAACGCCTTGGTGACGGATGCACCGGCGACCAACTGGTCAGCGGCGTAGTTGTCCGTGGCGTTGGCGTAAATGCGGGCCATGTCATCAAGGATGATTGACAGCACTGCCGGGTCGGTCCAATCGAGGTCG